GCGACAAGCCGAAAAGCGAGCGTGGCAACGGAGGAAAGCGTGAAACAAGTATCCGCGGACACCCTCCAGAGCGAGGTTCGTCAGACATGGACGGAGACAGTACCACAGGAGGAGGCCAAGCTGGAGATACCTCTGGCGGAACTGACTAACCTGCCCGAAAAGGCAGAGTACCGAGCCAAGAACGGACGAGCCAGCGCAACCGTGCAGAACAAAGGCGGCACCATCGTGGTGTATGCCACTTGCGACAGTCTGCAACGCCAGTGCGAGTACTATGAACGCCAGATGGCAAGCTACAAGAACGCGCTGGAACAGCAGAAGAATGAAGCCAAAACGGAAAAGGAACGCAGTTCCAATCCGTGGAAGATGCTTCTCATCGCCTTTATCGTCGGAGTGGCGACCGGCATAGTATTAACAATCACAACAAAAAGAATATGGCAGAAAGTAAGAAATTCATGTACGGCATAGGTGTCGTAAAGTTTGGAGACAAGACCGTCGGCTATATAGAGAAAGGCAGTTGGGACTGGGGCGGAGCCAAGCCCGAGAAGGTCGATGTAGAAGCCGAACAGGTGCCCGGTGCTCCCGTGCTGACCCTCGTCACGAAGAACGGCACGATAGCCCCCACGTTCAACCTCATACAGCTGGATTATGAGAACCTCCAGCTCGCCCTTGGCGGTACGCTTGTCGGCACGCAAGGAGCCTATACCGGTTGGAAAGCCCCGACCGACCTTGTGGAACTCCGAGACAAGTGTGAGATTCAGCTGAAGAGCGGGCAGACAGTGACGATACCGAGTGCCACCCTTATGGCCAACCTCGGAGGCAAGCTCACCCTGACCGAAGTCTCCAAGATAGAGTGCCAGTTGACGGTGAACGCGCCTGATGACGGCAGTGCTCCCTATGATGTGGCCGATACCAAACCAGGGGAGTAGCGCATGAACCGAGCAATCGAAAAAGAAGCGGCGGAGGCACTCCTTGACAGGGGTGTCTCCGTGCCGTTTAAGGACATACGGCTGCCGTTCCGCAAGAAACCCCTGAAGGTGCGCATCACCATGAAGCGTCCCACATTGGCAGGACAGATAGAAATCGGGCGGCAGTATCTGGAGATGGACACCACGGCAGAGGAGGTGCGGACACTGCCCAAGCTGGAGCAGATGCGTTTCATGGCCAGACACGGCAAGCGCCTGTCGCGCATCATCGCCTACACCGTGTGCAGGGGGTATATATCCCGCCATCTGTTTGTGGGGCTGACCGCATGGCTCGTGCGCAACTTTGTGGCGTACCGGTATCAGGTGGCCGCCACCGAGCAGTTCGAGCGTCTGATGGGCACAGACCCTTTTATGAGTATTATCAGATCCGCGGAACGGACGAATCCGATGAAGCTGAGACTGAGCCAAAAAAAGAAGGGGAGTTAAGGACCGAGTATGAAGGTTCCCATAGCCCTTTCGGATTCGTGTGGCAGATAGCCAGCGCGACAGGCTGGAGCGTGGACTACATACTCCACGGCGTGAACTACCAGACCCTCATCATGATGCTGTGCGACGCCCCACGTTACATCAAGAAGAAAGCCGGCAGACCCGACAGCGGCAAGACCGCCGAGGAGGAAGCCGAAGACATCGCAGGATTTTTCCAAAGTAAACTGAATTGAAAACATGAGCAAGCCCGTAGAGATAGAGTTCCTGATGAAGGACAAACTGAGTGACGGTATCGACAATGCCAACGCGCATATCGACACCCTCATCGACAATGCCAAGAAAGCGGCCGAGCTGGTGAACGCCAAGATAGCCGAGCAACACAAGGTCATTGACGGCGTGGCCGCTGACCTCAGCCGTATGGAAAGGCAGCTTGCAGGCATGAAACCCGGTACCGCCCAGAAGGAACTTGCCGCCGATGTCATGGCTTGCCGTAAGGTGCTGGACGAGGAGCGGAACACACTCGTCTATCTGGAGAAACAGCACCGCCAGGCGGAAAAGGCCGTGTCCGACTTGGAGAAGGAGCATGGCAAGCTCTCCGAGTCCAGCACCATGGCGGCTGTGGCGCAGAAGACCCTTGCCGAGCGTATCGCCGAGAGCAAGGACCTGGTGAAGTACACCACGTCCTGTATCAAGGAACTGGAGAAAGCCTACAAGAACGCAGCCCCCGGCAACGCCCAGTCCGCAGCCCTTGCCGAACTCAACGCCGCCAAGAAAGCGCTGGAGGAAGAGAAGCTGATACTCGCCAGCCTCACACGCGAGCAGGAGGAAAACCGGGAGAGCAACAAGCGTCTGGCCATGCAGTTGCGCGAGTTGCAGAACGCGATGGCCAAGATGCGACTGGAGGGGAAGCAGGACACTGCCGAGTACCGCGAGATGGCGGAGAAGGCAGCCCTGCTGTCCGACACCATCGCAGACCTCCACACCCAGACCAAGATACTCTCCAATGACGATGCCAACCTGCAGGGCTTCATGTCCGGCATCAGCGGTCTGTCCGGCATGTTCACCGCCGCCACCGGTGCCGTGTCCCTGTTCGCCTCCGAAAACGAGAACCTTGCCAAGATACAGGCGAGGGTGCAGTCCGTCATGGCTGTCACCATGGGTCTGCAGCAGGTGTTCAACACCCTGAACAAAGACTCCGCATTCCGACTGGTGACGGTGGTGAAGATGAAGAACCTGCTGACGGCTGCCAATACCAGATTGGCAGCGGCCCTCGGCATTTCCACTGCGGCGGCGTCTGCGCTCATGGCGACCCTCACGTTGGGTCTGTCCGCCGTCATCACCGGCCTGATAGTCCTGTTCAACAAATACAGCGACACGCAGGAAGAGGCACGGCAGAAAGCGCAGGAACTCATTGAGGTGGAGAGCGAGGGCAGGGCGCAGATGATAAAGACCCGTTTCGAGATAAACAACACCATTCGCGAGCTGAAGGAGTTCACCGGCAGTAAGGAGGAGGAAAAGAAGAAGACCGAAGAACTGAACCGCAAGTACGGCGAGGCTTTCGGCTACTACGACACCGTTGCCGAGTGGTACGATGTTCTCACGCAGAAAGCGGCTGACTATATCCAGATGCTCTTCCTGCAGGCCAAGGCACAGGCACTGGTCAACAAGGCAGTGGAAGCCGATGACAAGGTGAACAAGCTGAAGGCGACAGATGCCGATGATGTCGATGGCTCCATGGGATGGTTCAAAAAGTCCCTCCTCTATTTTGTGCAAGGAGAGACCAACGGCCAGATAGACGCGTCGGCCATCATCAAGGAGAAAAACGAGAAGAACAAGGAACAGGCCATCGCCGATGCCGAGAAACTCCGTGACGACCTGCTCAAACAGGCGGAGGACTTGACCAAGGAAATGGGCGAGATTGGCAAGAACAGCAATATCGGTGGCCATTCCAAGCCCGAACACAAACCGACCGGTGGAAACGGTGACAAGGGCAGGCAGAAAGAGTTGGAGCGTGAGAAAGCTGCCGAACAGAAACGTGCCGAAGAACTTGCGCGGCTCCGTCAGGAGAACGAGCAGGAAAGCATCGACCAGATGGCTGAGGGCAGTGCCAAGCGAATCCGGCAGATAAAATTCAACTACCAGAAAGAGGAATCCGAGATAAAGGCGCAAGAGGCCAAGTGGCGCGATGCGCAGGGTGGAAATCTCACGGAGGAGCAGGGCAAAGCCCTTGAGGAACGGCTACGGCTGGCACAGGAGGAACAGCGCAAGGGGCTGGAGGAAATCGACAAGGAATCCCTGAAGAACGAACTCCAGGCCATGGTGGACTACCTGCGCGAGTATGGCACACTCCAGGAGCAGAAATACGCCATCGCCAAGGAATACGCCGAGAAGATACGCGAGGTGAACGAGGGCGACGGCACGGCTGAGGAGAAGCGGTGGCAAGTCCGCAAGCTCGAAAAGGAGCGTGACGCTGCCGTCAGCCAGACCAATGCCCAGAACCTTGCCTTGAACATAGACTGGAGTACCACCTTCGAGGGCGTCGGCAACGTGCTCAAAGACGTGGCGAAAGATACCCTCGCCAAGATAGAGGAGTACATGCAGACCTCCGAGTTCAAGAAACTCTCGGCGGAAAACAAGAAAGTCTATACCGACCTGCAGGCGAAGCTGAAGGACGAGACCGGCGGCAACAGCACCAGTGCCTTCAACTTCAGGATATGGGGCACAATCGCCGAGAACGTGAAGACCTACCAGGACAGTGTGCGCACGCTCCGTGATAAGACCGATGCCCACACGCAGGCCGTGGCCGATTTGGAACAAGCGCAGAAAGACCTTGCCGATGCCACCGACGATGCCTCAAAGGAAATCGCACAGAAAGCGGTGGACATAGCGCAGGGCAAGGTCGATGCGACGGCAGCATCACAGAACGAGGCGCAGGAGGCCAGCGACAAGGCACGGAAAACCCTCACCGACAACACCAACGCGGCGGCGCAGGGCATCAAGAACTTTACCGGCTACCTGAACGAGATGTCGGACGGCTCGCTGTACGGCTTTGCCAACGGCATCACCAAACTCATTACCTCGCTCTCCAAAGGCTCTGACGGCATCGGCAAGTCGTTGGGCGAGTTGGGCGGCAAGGTAGGAGGCATCGTCGGTGCCATACTCCAGATACTCGACGCACTGGGTGATGACCCGAAAGGTTTCATCAACGACCTGCTCGACAAGGTTGCCGACACGATAAACAAGGTGGTGGAGGAACTGCCCGAAATCATCATCGATGTCATCAAGGACGTGGGCAACATCGTGCAGGGACTGCTCAGCGGCATTGCCGGGTGGTTCGGCATTGATGACCTTTTCGGACTGAACGGCAATGAGGCGGAGGTGAAAAAGACCATTGAGAACCTGACCGAGCGCACCGAACTCCTGCAGAACGCCATCGAGGACCTGACTGACGTGATGGAGAAAAGCTACGGTCAGAAAGCCACCGATGCCTATGAGCAGGCCAAGCGCAACCAGGAGGAGACCAATGCCAACTATCTGGGCATCGCGCAGGCACAGGCAAGTTACTGGAAACATCACCACAGCTGGAATTACTACTGGAACGGTTTTTCCGATGACCAGACGGCATGGATAAGGCAGAACGTGAAGGAGAACTTCGACGGCAGTATCTGGAGTCTTACACCGGAGGAGATGAAGAAACTCCTCTCCAATGTCGATATAGCCGAGTATATCAAGAACAGCGGCAAGGGTGGCTACGGAAGTGATGTGCTGGATAAGCTGCAGGATTATGCGGACCAGGCGGGAAAGATAGAGGAACTGACCGACAGCTGGCGTGAGACCATCACTCAGATAAGTTTCGACAGCATGAAGGACAGCTTCATCTCCAACTTGATGGACATGAAGAAAACCTCCAAGGATTTTGCCGAGGACTTCGCCACGGACATGCAGAAAGCCCTGCTGAGCTATTCCATGGAAGACCTCATCAACGGCAAGCTGAAGCAGCTGTACGATGACTGGGCGCAGCTCATCTCCGACAAGAACGGGGAACTGACTGAAAAGGACATCGAGGACTTCAACCGCCGCTATGACGAAATTGTGGCGGAGGGGTTGAAACGCAGGGACGAGTGGGCGAAAGTCACCGGCTACGAGGACACGGGCGGTACCAGCCAGAGCGCGAAGTCGGGAGGCTTTACCGCCATGACGCAGGATCAGGGGACGAAGCTGGAGGGCATGTTCACCAGCGGACTGCAGCACTGGTCAAGCATGGACGAGCGTCTGGAGACCGTGGCCGACCGCATGAACCTTGCCGAGAGCCACCTGGCACGGATAGCCGAGAACACCGGCACGAGTGCGGGACATCTTGGTGAGATAAAGGAGGACATCAGGAAAATAGTAAGGGACGGACTAAAAGTGAAATGACATGGACAAGATACTTGGAGGACTGGTGCTGGTGAACGGCACCGACATCTGGAAAGAATACGGCGTGTTCCTCGTCGAGGACAAGCGGGGCGGCATGGATAACCTCACCGCCATACTCACACCGAGCAAGACGAAGAAGGACACCGCCGTGAACATACGCGAGGAGCAGGGCGAGAAATACTCCGCCGCGCTGACACCGAGAAACGAGCCGAGGGACATCACGCTCAACTTCGCCCTGTACGACAAGACACAGGCCGGGTGGTTGCGGAAATACTTCTCGTTCATCAATTTCCTGAAGCAGGGCAAGGGCGGCTGGCTGGACATCGTATTCACGCAGCTTGACCTTACCCTGCATGTGAAATACAGCGAGAGTCCCAAGTTCACACCGCTCACCTACCTGTGGAAAGAGGGCGTGAACGCCGGCAAGTTCAAAGTGAAGTTTCGCGAGCCTGTCCCCATCATCTAACGACATTCTAACAGCATTCCAATATGGTTCTGACGATATACGACAAATACGGCACTGCCCGGACGGACATCTCGCCCGGTGACGGCAGCACCCAGCAGAAGGAGGTGCAGGGAGACAACGTACTGACGCTTTCCTTCACCCATTATGAACACATACCCCTTGATGTGAACGACTATGTGGACTTTGAGGGCGAGCGCTACTGGCTCACCGAGAAGTACGCCCCGGCTCAGAAGAGCGGGGGAGAGTGGTCGTATGATGTGAAATTCTACGGCATCGAGAGCCTGATAAAGCGTTTCCTTGTGCTGGAGACCACAGACAACAATGCCGAGCCAGTATTCACATTGACCGCCACTCCGAGAGAACATGTGGCGATGGTGGTGAAGTGCATCAACAACGGCATGGGACACACCACCGACTGGAAAGTCGGGCAGGTTGACGGCACCGACCTCATTGTCATCGACTACGAGGGCAAGTACTGCGACGAGGCACTGAAGGAGATAGCCGAGAAAGTGGGCGGCAGTGCCGAGTGGTGGGTGGAAGGGCAGACCGTGAACATCTGCAGATGCGAGCACGGCGAGGAAATAATATTGGGGTACGGCAACGGACTGACGAGTCTTGAACGTGACACCGGAAACACCAATAAGTTCTACACACGCCTGTTCCCGATAGGCAGTACCCGCAATATCGATGCGGAGAAATACGGCCACAGCCGTCTGATGCTGCCCGGTGGCCGCCAATATGTGGAACTGCACACCGACGAGTACGGCATCTATGACCACTACGAGAAAGACGCGTTCAGCGGCATTTATCCAAGACGCACCGGTGAGGTGAGCAGTGTGCGCAGTGAGAATGTCAAGGACGATGACGGCAATGCGTTCACCATCTACTATTTCAAGGACAGCACGCTGAACTTTGATCCCAACGAATACGAGCTTGCCGGGGAGACCAAGTGTGTCTCGTTCCAGGACGGTGAACTTGCCGGGCTCGGTACCGATGACGACCACTATTTCGAGGTGAATTTCGACAGCAAGACACGCGAGTTCGAGATAATCACCATCTGGCCGTATGACGACGACACCCAGTTGCCCGGAGGAAAGCTCGTGCCCAAAGTGGGCGACCACTATATCCTGTGGAACGTGCGCATGCCCGACGAGTACTACCCGATAGCGGAGGAGGAGTTCCTGAATGCGGTGGAGAAGTACAATGCCGAGCACTGGAAGGACATCAGCGTCTATAAGGCTCCGACCGACCATGTGTGGGTGGAGGAGAACAATGCCGTGCTCCATGTCGGCAGGCGTGTCCGGCTTGTAAGCGACAAGTATTTCCCTGAAAACGGCTACAGGCAAAGCCGTATCACCAAGATAACGCGCAAGGTGAACCTGCCAAGCCAGATGGATCTGGAAATCAGCGATGCCCTGCAGACCGGCGCACTTGACAAGGTGAACGACAGCATCGGAGAGCTGAAGAACTATACCAAGTCCAGGACGGAGGGCGCAGCTTTGCCCGACATCATACGCTCATGGGACGACACGCAGCCGACCGATAATAACCTGTTCTCCGCAAGACGGAGCCAGCAGGAGTTTCTGAGCAAGAAACGCAACGACCGCACGAAGGGACGGATAACCTTTGAGCAGGGCGTGGTGTTCGGACAGGAGGAGAACGGGCGCGTCGATGGCAAGGGCAATGCCGATTTGCTCACCCTTGTGGTGCGCGAGCTGTTGCGCAGCGCCAACTATGGTGGTAGCGGCATGACGGACAGCGGCTGGCAAATCGGCCTTGACGAGGACCTGCTGTCGCACCTGATAGTTGACAAGATAACCGTGAGGCGCGTGATGAATGTCTTTGAACTGCTGATAAACAAGGTGCGCAGCGTGGGCGGACAGATTTGCGTCAGCGCGGCCAACGGCAAGATAAAGACGGTGCGGGAGCAGGGCGACTACTGGCACATCACCTTCGAGCAGGAGAACACCTTCGTGGCGCACGACCTGATGCGCTGCCAGGTGTTCACCGGCACGTCGCAGAAAGCCTACTGGGTGGAAGTGGCCGGCATCGCGAATGGTGGCATACTTGTGGAGAAATCTGAGTTTGAGACCGCACAGCCCGAAGAGGGCGACGAGTGTGTGCTTATGGGCAACACCGAGACGGCGAACCGCCAGAACCTCGTCCTCATCTCCGCCTCGGAGGACGGCCACCCGAGAGTGGACGTGCTGGACGGAGTGAACGCCAAGAACTTTGACCACGCCCTGCGTGCAAGGCTCGGCAACCTTAACGACATCAAGGACGACCGCTTTCCACTGGATAACCAGCCGAAGGGCAACGGCCTGTATGCCGACAACGTGTACCTGCGCGGCACATTCCTGCTCTCCACCGGCGAGGACATCAAGACCAAACTGGAGATAACGGAGGGCAAGGTGCAGAGTGCCATCGACAGCGTGCGGAACGACTTCCTGAGCGAGAAAGGCTATCTGAACAACCCCACGTTCACATCGGGACTGGAGAAATGGAACTCCGAGAACGAGACCGTGTTCTTCCTTGTCGGCAACAAGTGGATATGGGCCAACGGCAACGTGCTCTCCAAGAAAGGCGACGGCGCAAGCGTGGTCACCGACATGGGGCGTACGGTGGTACGCATACGCAACAAGTACATACTGCAGAAACACGGCAACCTGCGCTATGTGCCCACGTTCCCGACCAATGACGAGGGGCAGAAAGAGGCTCTGCCTGTGTATCTGACATTCTTCTACCGCTGTGCCAAGGCCGGCACGCTGAAGGTTCGCTTCGAGAATGTGGATAAGACAGGCTTTGCCAACTTCAACAGCATGGAGATAAGAGAGAAAATCGCGGAGACCGAAGGCTATGTGCAATATACCGGAAACGGCCTGTGGAACGGTACGGGCGACTTCCGTCTGGAGTTTGACGGATACATCTACATGTACATGCTGGTGCTCAGCACCGACAAGTACGAGGCGCTGACGCACCGCTACCGCACATTGTTCGAGCAGAGCGAGCGGCTTGTGAAAATCTCCGCTGCCGTGTTCGACAAGGACGAGAATATGCTGGAGGAGACAGGGCTTATCACCACCTCCAAGGTGTCGGGCCTGTACGCCATCGACGGGGACGGCAATTTGAAATCCTTTGTCGGTGCGGGACAGGACGGCGTGAAGATAAAGGCCGCCAACATACAGTTGGAGGGACTTGTGACCGCCAATGAGAATTTCAAAATATTGGAAGATGGCAGCATCGAAGCAAAGAATGGCAAGTTTATTGGCGAAATAGAATCTTACAAGGGCACTATAGGTGGCTTTACCATTGGTAATGGACGCATAGGCGCAGAAGCCACGCAGAGCGGAGATGGCGGTTCCCTTGCTATATACAGCAACTTCTTCCGTGTGGGTGGGAACAGCGGTTATGTGATGTTCGGAAATGATGTGATACCTGGAACTGCAGGCGGTGCATTTACCGCCACCGGGCGTATTGTGAACGAGCATCCGAACACATACGGGAACTATGGATTTGACCAGGCGAATTATGGTCTGTTCATTCATGTTTCAGGCGGAACAAAGAACTACGGTATCTGGTCCAATGCTGCATTGATGGCCCCCTCCTTTGTGAATACCAAGGCCAAGATACTGACATTTGACCCGAACAGCAGTACATATACGATAGATTTCTCTCAAGCGAACATCATACTGATGTATTTCAAAAAAGACAAATCCTCCGGGGTGGAGGTTACGCTTCCAAGCGAGTCCTCAGTCGCTGAGAAGTTCGGACTGAGTGAATTGCCCGAGGATTTTGCCACAATTGTGACATTCCGTGTACGAGCCGGGTCGTTACCTATAACGTTGGACGGCATCTACGACCACAATGAGAACCTCACGAATTACAAGATGGCAGAAGGGGACAGTGTGACAGTGCTCATCAGCAAGGTGGACGGCTTCCGCTACCAGATATTGAATCATTCAAGCTAAAAACAGATATACGATGAGAAGGATAGACTTTCAGCATTTCAATGTTTACCTGTCGGTCAGCCACAAGGAGGCGCGGCCGATGGACGTTCGCGAGACCTTCGCGGACATGATATACAACAACGTGAACGGCATCAAGGCGCACGCCCTCGCCCTGAAGATATACGAGAGTGAGGGGGAGGCGGACTACACCGATGACGAGGTGAAACTTGTGCGCGTCGTCGCCGAGCGTCTTTGCGTTCCCGGCTTCATAGACGGACTGAACGAGCAGTTGGATAATAACCCTAACAACGAATGATATGACAGACGAGGAGAAGAAGACCGTCGTTCAGGAAGTCCTGAACCAGATAAAGACAGACAGTCAGAGCGTGGACGAACTGGAAACCGCCACCTCACTTGACAGCGTGAACTCACTCCCGGCCATGCAGGGTGAGAAGGTTGTCCGTGTGCCTGTGTCCCTGCTTGCGAAACCTGCGGAAGACGCGGCCAAGAGAGCAAACGCAGCCGCCGCCACAGCGGACGCATCATCGAGAACGGCCGGAACTGCGGCACAGCAGGCCAAAGACGCGGCAGATGTGGCTTCCGGCGCGGCACTCACGGCCAACAATTCGGCCATGCTTGCCGATGCGGCCACGGCAAAGCTGAATGATGCCATCGCAGCGGCCAACACCCACCCGGTGGTGCTGGTGAACAGCCTTATCGGTGATGCCGACCGCATATTCAGTGACTGGTCTGAAGCGTTGGAGACCATTGCCGGCAACGAGAGCACCGGTGGGGAGAAAGTGTTCACCACCGGCTGCGTGATGATATTCAGAAGTGCGGACGGCTGGGAGTCCTGGCAGTTCACCGGTGACCCCGACAACGACCTCCATGATGCGGAGAAATGGCAGGAATATGCCACAGGCGGCAGTGGCGGAAACACCTGCAACGTGACAGAGGAAATCCCGCTTGAGAGTGGTTACTACACATTGGCGACCGCCATTGTTGCCGTGGAGGAGAAGAAACGTGCCAAGGGACGCTGCATCACCTACGAGACGGCACAGGGCAAGTGGGAGACCAAACAGTTCATCGGCACGAGCCTTGACAGTTGGGAACAGGTGGCGAGCTGGGAGGACTTCGGCGGTGCGGGCAACGTGAAGAGCATTTCTGTAAACGGAAAGAAACAGACGCTTGACAGCGCGGGCAACGTGAACCTCACCATCAACGAGACAGAGGTGGACGAGAGCCTGAACACGAACTCCACCAATCCGGTGCAGAACGCGGCCGTGGCCGCCAAACTTGCAGAGGTCGAAGCCAACACCATATTCGGCGGCAGTGCCGAACTGAGCGATGACGAGAGCACCGTGCGTGTGACGCTGACCAACAAGAGTGGTGCGGAGGTCGTAGGTCTGGACATACCGGCAGGAAAAGGCGGCGGTGGCGGAGAAACCTCCACCACCAAAATCGTGTTGACGGCAGAAACAGACAAGTCCGTCATCAAGGAAGGCGACAAGGCCACACTCACATGGTTCTACGACCACCAGTACAGCAGCGGTGACGAGAAGGGGACATCGACGGGGCAGAAAGCCACGGTGGAGATACAGATGAAACGCGGCGCGACGCTGATGTATTCCGATACGCAGCAGGACGTGAGCAAGGGCACATATACGCTGGACCTGACGAAATACCTCCTTTTGGGCACGACTGACATCTATGTGAAGGCCACCACCACCGATCCGACCACAGGCAAGACGCAGACCAAGCAGAGCTATGTAAGCGTGAAGGCGGTGACGCTTGCACTGACGAGCGGTTTCAATATTGCCGAGTGCATTGCAAAGGGTGGTTATGGCGTGAGCGAGAATGTGGGCATACCCTATGCCGTAAGCGGAAGCGGTACAAAGACCGTCACCCTCTATGTGGACGGCATACAGAAAGATTCCGTTTCTGTCACGAGGAGCGGTACGACCAACGGTAGTTTTACGCTCTCCATGTCCGGGCTTGCTGTCGGCAGGCATACCGTGCAGATGGTGGCCGAGATGAAGGCAAGCGAGGAACTGACACTGAAGAGCGAGAGCATCTATTTCGATATATTGAAGACCGGCAGCAGCGCTCCATATATAGGAACCAAGATAACCTTCAAGGACGGGCGCGTCTTTACGGCAGACCATCTCACCCCGACTATCGACACAGGCCAGTATGAGCAGGTGTTGTTCGACTTCGTGGCGTATGACCCGACAGCGACCCCTGCAAGCATGAGCGTGTGGAGGGACTGCATAAGGACACAAACGGTGAGCGTGCCGAGAACGGTGCAGACCTACACGAACCGTTTCCTGGAGCAGGGCGACGTGGCGATGGTGCTGAAGTGCGGCACAACGGAATACAAGCTGAACGTGAAGGTGACGGAGAGCGGCATTGACCTGAGCGAGGCGACTGCCGGACTTGTGCTGAAACTGACGGCAGCCGGCAGAAGCAATGCCGAGAGCGAGCCTGCTGAATGGCGTTATAACGACGTTCAAACGGCGTTTGAAGGTTTTGACTGGCAGAGCAACGGCTGGACGGGAGATGCCCTGAAGCTGACGAACGGCGCCAATGTTGAAATCGGGTACAAACCTTTCGGCAACGACGCAACCACCACGGGCGCAACCTATGAGATGGAACTGACCTGCAGTAATGTGACCGACCGCAAAGGCACGGTGGTGGACTGCATGGCCGGCAATGTCGGTTTCAGACTGACCACGCAGGAGGCGTTGATGCGGACGGGCGCAGGCTCAGAAGTGGGCACGAAGTTCGCGAGCGGCATGACGCTGAAGATAGCCTTCGTGGTGCAGGAGAAGAAAGGCAATAGACTGATGGAACTGTATGTGAACGGCATCCTATGCGGCGCGAAGCAGTATGCTTCGACGGATTCGCTGCTCCAGGCAGAACCGACGAACATCAGGATCACGAGCGAGAGTGCGGATGTAGAGGTGCGGAACATGCGTGTGTATAACCGTGCGTTGGGTGATGATGAGGAGCTGTCGAACTATATGGTGGACCGTCCGACAAGCGACGAGATGGTGGTGCTGTTCGAGAAGAACCAGGTGATGGACGACGAGGG